CGTGTCAAGTCACAAAAGGTGTATATAAAGTAGTTGTAAGCGGATTAACAGGGACAACAATTCCTTGTTTATACTATGACCTATGGAAAGGTTTATCAATTAATTCAACATCAATAACAAATGTTCAAAACGAATTTGTATTACTTGCTAAAAATGGTAACTACCAAATAGGTTCAACAACCAATAGTCCAAAAATTTATGGGTTTTCATTTGATGGTATTAAACAAAATGAACAAATCCTTAATACTGACATTAGAAAAGTTAATGTTACAATCAAAAAGGCTTACTCAACAAAACAAGTATTAGATAATATTGAAGCATATTATAGAGTTTATGTTAAAGAAGGTGGTAACACTGAAGTTCAGGTACAAGATTGGACAAGAATTAATAAAACACCTGATTCTTACTATTTTATTTTTAATACAACAGATAAGATACCGAACGAATACTTTATTGATATGAAGGTAGTTTCAGATAAAAATACAGATACTTATAAAAGAGAACTTCAGTTCCAAATTGTTAATAAAAAATAATTATGAAAAATTTAGATTACATTATTAAAAAAGTAGTTAAAGAAACTATTGAAGATAAACCTTCAAGACAAGAGCAAGAATCTTCAAGATATATGTTCTTTTCAAACTTAGAACAAATGAGAAGACAATGTGATTTATTGTTAGATTTAGACCATTCTATGATTGAAGAAATTTTAGAAAATGGTCACGATTGGGCTCAAGACCATATTGCTGAAGCAAAAAATAATATGGACCAAGTATTTGATTTTTTAATGAATGAATCAAAAAAAGATGGTATGGAACTTTCTATGAATATCGATGACAAAAATATGGTAATGGGTGAAGGTAGAAAAAAAACAGGTACTAAATTATGTGCCCGTGGTAAGGCGGCAGCTAAGTCAAAATTTGATGTTTACCCATCAGCATACGCTAACGGATACGCAGTTCAAGTATGTAAAGGTACAAAACCAGGATTAGACGGTAAGAAACATTGTTCAGGAGCTTATTGTTAAAGTGAACTTAAAATATTTTTTATAATTTTTTCTAAGGACTCATTTTGGGTCCTTTTCTTTTTTGGTTTGTATGAAGTCATTACAGGTTTTTGACCTTTACCTGTTTGAGTATCCTTTTTCTCGGCTCTTCTTTTTTGAGCACAAGCCGCTTTTTTAGCAGAATCACTCATTTTTCCAGCAACTCCCGCAGCTCTACATTTAGGATATGATTTACTACTTGCGTCAGGTCTACCACATGGTGGGTGTTTTCCATCCACTTTCCTACAAATATTAACCCATGGTCCTTTTGGTTGTTTCGAACCCTTTGGTTTTTTCTTTGTACCAAACCATACTGCCAAATCTTCATTAAGATTAATTTTATCTAATTCTATCCATTCTTTTATTGGGACCATGTTTTTATTTTTACCTGGAAATTGATTTATAGGGTTACCTTCGGTATCACTAATAGTTGAATCTGGATGATTTTTTATAAAATTATAAATTTTATCAGCAATTCTTTCTTCTTTTTTTCTTTGTTTCTTACTCCTTTCCATTTTACCATCATAAGAATCGTAGGCTAAGTCAGGACTTTTGTAATTTGATACGGGTTCAGTAAAGGGACTTAAAATATTTTTTTTAAAGTATCTCTCACCAGGTATTAAAGGTGCAATATAACTACCTCTTGAACCGCCTGAGGATGTTGCTTCATTTAAATTTTTTCCCATAACTATAAATATCTATAAAATAAAAAAGGTCAGATTTCTCTGACCTTTTCTTATTCTGTTTTTAATTGATTATCTCAATTCTCTCAAGTCAAATGTTCTAACTCCATCAACTGTGATACGTCCGTAGAAACGGTTGTTAACCATTTTCTTAGCGTATCTCGTCATGATACCTTTGATAGGTGTGAAGTTGAATGGGTTATACATTGTAGGTGTTAATTGTAGAGGAACATATGGTGCGTAAACGTAACCTGTGTCTAACAATGAAGAACCTTTGTGACCCAACAATACTGTGTTTGGTGGGAAGTAAGGGTCACGGTAAACTTGGTAACGCCCAGCTAATGTACCAACTCTTTCAATACCCATGTTGTATTGGTCTTGCTCAGGAGACGCGTTAGATACGTGGAAGTATTCTAAATCGTCAAAGATAGCTGAAATCTCAGAAGATACAACAATCCAGTTAGCCCCACCTCTTAATGTAGATTTGTGGATTTGTGCTGAAATTTGGTTGATTGCTGTAATCAATGTTTGATTCCAATCTTTTTGAGTGTATTGAGTTAATGGGTTAGAAGAAGTTCCTCTTTTCCATCCGTTATAATCCCAACGTAAGTTCCAAGCCGCTCCTTTACGTAAGTCACGTAAAATTTCACGGTCGATTTCTGCAGCTACTTGCTCAGATAATAAAGCTGTTAATTCAGCTTCAGCATCAATGTTGTGGAATGCAGAAACGTCTTGTGCCAATTCAGGAGACCATTGTGCTCTTAGTTTTCTTTCTGTAACAGATACAGTTACTGACTCAAGGTCAAAAGAAACTTCACCAATTTTGTCTTCGAATTCTAATTCTTCATATACTCTATAAGAACATGTGAATTGTCCGTCTACTGCAGTACCAGCGATAGTTGTAGTTAAACCTGAATAACCATCAATTGAGTTAGCCCCGATAGCACATGGTACTTGTAAATCAACCTCTAAGTAAATTAGACCTGTAGCTGAACAAATGTTGTCATAAGAACCACCATTTCCAGGGTAATTACCACTGTAGAAAGTTGTTGCTTGTTGTGAACCGTATTGAACGATACCTTTACCATATTTTTGAGTAACAACACGGAAAAGTAAATCAGAAGAACCTGCTCCTGAGAATGCCCCACCTGCAGTTGTTACCGCATTAACTTGTAAATCAGATAAGAATGCTTCGTTATCCATTTCTTGACCTTCAGGTCCAATCAATTTACCAGCACCTACAGATGTAAATCCAGAAAGAACTAAAAGAACTTTTCTGTATTCACCTGCTGCGTATGCTGACTCAACTAATTGACCGCTGCTCCATGCAACTGTAACCGCATTTTTAGTTAAAGCTGAGAATCTACCTTTAGAATAGTCAAATAACCCTGGAGGGTCTAATGTTGGTTCAGAACCTTCATAAAATCTATCGTAAAGGTTTTTATCAGTTGAGTTATAACCTTGACCGATATTACTGTTAGGTGTGTTAGGACCTCCAATTGGTGGGTAGTGTAACTGTCCGTCAACCGCGTTAGGGAATTGGTAACTTTGGATTTTAGGTACGAAGTAGAACAATTTACCAATAGGTAAGTTCATAGCTTGTACAGATACTAAATCGTTAGCCAACAATTTAGAGAATACACGTCTTACGATAGGGAAAACTACAGTTTCGAAAGAACCTGAGCTATCCGTAGAAGCCGCTTCGTTGATTAGGTGAGAAGCTTGGTTTTCATATAACTGTGCCATGTTCTCTTTGATGTGTCCTTTAAGACCGTCTAGGAATCCTAATTTATCCCATTTGTTGATTGTATCTTCTTTGATAACTTTAAGGTGTTTTAACCCGATGTTACCAACAAGACCTGATTCTAATAATGCTCCCATTTTATTTTTTTTAATTTGAGTTTATTTATTGTTTATTTAATTTTTCCCATCAAATCTTTCATTCTTAAGAATTGTGGATTTTCATAAGTTTTACTTTCAATCAAATTAGATGCTGAACCATTTGAAGGTGTACTAATAAGTTTTCTTTGAACTGATTCAGTTACAACTTCATTACTTTTATTTCCTCCTTCTAATTCAGATTTAATTGATTTGTAAAGTGACTTAGATTCTTTAATTGTTTCTACGTTATCAAATCTTCTAAGTATGTTTATTTTTTCTTGTTTTGTTGTTGAGTGTACAGTGAACAATCTAGTAGAATATGCCAAGTTTGAGTTAAACACAGCAACTTCATTTAATTTATTTCTAAAGAAATCAAGAGCCTTTTTGTACTCTTCATTTTTTTCTCTTAATAAATTAAGTTCTTTTTTAACTGATTCATTTCTTACTTGACTAGGTGCTGCAACACGGTCTCTTTCTGCTCTTCTTCTGTAAGTCATAGTTCTTGATGCTTCTGTAGTCTCACCACCCATATAGTCGTCTTCCATACAATCACCTTCCATACAATCACCTTCCATGTAGTCACCTTCCATGTAGTCACCTTCCATGTAGTCTGATTCGGTTTTCATATCATCAATCATTTCTTCATCCATCCATCCTTCTTCCATGTATTCTTCATCCATTTCAGATTCAGTAACTCCATGTTTAACTTTAGGATATTTGAATTTAGGTCCCTTACCTGTTTTCTCAGATTTTACACCATCTTCCATGTCATCATTAAAACCTTTGTTGTTAACTGAAGATTTTGGTAAACCGTTTTTCATTTTACCAAACCCCATTCCAACAGGTTTCATTGATTCGCTAACTTCCAATTCGTAAATAGTTTCATCCATTTCGTCGTAAGACTCGTCCATTTCGTCATAAGATTCATCCATCTCATCGTAAGACTCGTCCATTTCGTCATAAGATTCATCCATCTCAGAATTTTCCATATCACCTTCTTTTTCTTCGAAGACTAATTCATAAATTACACTCTCGTTCATATCTTCCATAGGATTTTCCATAGATAAACCTGAATCGTCACCTAAATCAATAAAGTATTCATTATTTGTGTTGTTATCGGTAAGGTGGATTTTATTATCATCTTTAACAACGATAATTCCATCTTCATCACCCATAGCTTTAAACACTTTCAATACTTCACCAGGTTTAGCACCTGTCATATCAAGAGGTGGTAATTCGTCTTCGTTATCAGTATTAACTTCAGCACCCATCATAGTAACGTCAACGTCACCATCTTCAGGATTTACTTCAGTATCAACATCAATTGTCTCCTCGCTATCATCTGCGACATCTGTGTCAGCATCTACACCTACCACTTCTTCGGTGTCATCTTCTTCTTGTTCGCGTAAAGACTTTTTTGTTTTTGTGCCAAATAATGACTCTTTTACTAGTTCACTGATTTCTTCCTTCATTGTAGAAGCAAGTATTCCTTTTGCGTTTTCGCTAATAGCTTCTTCGATAGACCTCATTTGTAATAAAGTTTTCTCTACTAAATTTTCGTTTTTTTCTAAACTCATTTTATAATGCAATGCGTTTTGCGTTTATTTTTATTAGATAAATATACCTTAGTTTGAAAAAGTTCTTATTTTAATGTAGATAGCCAAAAAAATTGGGCATAAAAAAAGGGGACATAAAGTCCCCTTACTTAATAATTTAAAAAAATTATTCGATAACTTCGTCGATTTTACTTTCAACGATTGCAGTAATTCTCCAATCCATTGAATAAGTTTCGTAAACTTTCGTTACTTTCGCTTCGACATCTGTCGGTGAAAAACCTCTCACAAGTTTTTCTTCTCTCATTTTTTTAACCTTACCTGTGTTATCATCAACCATATCGGTTGTGATTTTTGCTACAAAATACTTTTCGTCCATAATAAATTTTTTACTTTCCTAAATAATCGGACAATCTTTTCATTAAGTCAACAGATTTTTCTAATCCACCCCCATTACCAACTGAAGTATTATCATTTTCTGCCAATTTTTCTTCGTATCTTGGTCTATCTTCTTTATTTAAGTAAAGATATGCTCCAGGTGTGGATGGTGATGATACAAGGTCAAAACAAATTAGTTCAAAATCATCTTGTACTTCATTTTGGTCTCCTTTTTTTACTAAAGACCCAACACCACGAGAAGAAACTCCCATAGTAACCCCTTGTCTCATCATGTTAGCCGCAACATCACCCTTAGATGATACAATACCTCTTTCATGGAAACCTGGTGTAGTCAATAATTTAATCTTACCCATCAATACGTTACCTTCCCACCACATCTCTGTAATAAGGTGAGATACTCTATCAAGGTCAATTAAAGAAGATTCTGGGTGATTTAACTCTGAAATAGACATACCACGTTTAATCGCATCTTGGTATTTGTCAGATTCTCTTCTTAATATTTTTTCAGGGTATACTCTTCCGTTTCTATTTGGAACTCCCCACTTTTGAAGAGTTGCATAAAATTCAAATGGTTTAGAATGTTCTAATTGTCCGTAAGATTCACGTATAATGTTTTGATTACGTGGTTCATTAGGATTAATAATCCCTGCGTCCCACTCAACTAATATACCTTTACCTGTATCACTAGGTCCTAATATTTTCATAAGTTCTTTTAGAGATAAATATTAGCTTTCTTTGAATTCTACTACTTTTGTTTTACTAAGTGTAAAATGTTTATTTTGTTTAAGGTCATCGTTGTATACTGAATTAAGTATTTTTTTAATCTTGTCTCTTAAAATTGGGGATTTAAAGTCGTGTATATTATTATGTATGAATAGTGTAATTTCTATATTCATAAAACTTTTTTTATTTTTTTGTATTCCACTTGTTCTTAAATCTAAGTCAACTATTTGTTTTCTTTCAAAAGTTTGAGTGTCTACTACCTCTAATAATGTGTGTTGGATTTGTCTTTTTATTTCGCCGACCAATCGGTTCCAATTTTCGTCTAAAGTTAGAGGTTCAATCCAAGTCTGTAAAACTACGTAAATGGATTTTAAATTTTTTGAATCTACTGTTCCGTAAGAACATTTGGCATCATCAAAAATGTTTAGTTTTGATGTTTTTCCTTTCTTCATCAATCATATCTTTCATGTTTATTTTTTATAAAAGTAAGATATATAAACAGAATTGTCAAAATTGAGTTTTTCTGTTATATTTATATTAATAAAGTAAAAAAAATATGATTATAATAAAAGTAAAAAATGCGTCTTCCATCGAACAAGCTTTAAAGCAATATAAATTTAAAGTTTATAAAACAAAACAAACTGAAAAGTTAAGAGAAAGACAAGAGTTTACAAAAAAATCAGTTAAGAAAAGAAGTCAGGTTAATAAGGCAATTTATTTACAGAGAAAAAGAAATGAAATTTCTTAATTTTCTTCATCAGTAGTCTGTTCAGTTTTCTTTTCTTTCTGTATCTGATGTAGGATGTATCCAGATATCCCAAATTCTATTGTTGCCCACATTATAATATCGGTCATAGTTAAATCGGGATATTTCTTTAAAACAAAAAATACCATACCCCATTGTGCAATCATAAACGCAACTCCGGATTCAATTCTTTTTTTAGAAAAAAATGATGGTTTGTGAGAATATATCCTTATAAGTTCAGTAATACCTTTTTTTATGTTTCCCCAACCAAAAAAGTATTTTTTTAAACTCATAACCCTAAACTTAATTTTTTTAATTTGTATAAATCGTAATGTGTACAATTAGATTCATTAACCTTATCGATAGTTTGACTAATCATTTTTTTGATGTCGTCTTCTTTTGACTCGTTTAATGTATTATTTAAGTTTAAAATAACAGATTCTTTTATTGTGTTAAATTCTGAGTTTAATTCATCTTTAGATAAATTTAATATAGAAGTAACTTCTTTTTGTTCTGACTCTGAAAGTGTACTTATTTCTTTCCCAAGTTCAGATTCAGCAACTTTAATCATTGTTGAAATTGGTAGATTAATGGATTCTTTAACTTTAGTTACTTTATTTTCAGAAATAATAGTATTAATAACTTTTTTCTTAGATTCTAAAACTGCTTCTAAATTTTTAATAGAATTATTATAAATGATAGTATCAATATCTTTATAGTTGTTTTGATATTCTGATGAAAAACTAGACAACCATTTATCCACTTTAGTTAATTTTTTATAATTGTTTTCAAGTAAAATTTGGCAATATTCAATAGACTCATTTACATAATCATTTGCTAAATCTTTATGTAAACCTTTTTTTGTAGATAGGTCTTCGTAGATATAAAATATTTCACTTAAATCTTTATTCTCTAAAATATTAGATTTAAACCCAACCATAAATTTTTGGAAATTATTTTTACCAAATAAATCTGCTCCGGTTTTTTCTATCTTACTTTTTATTTCACCAAATTTTGTCATGTCTTTTTTACTATAAATATTACCTATTTAATAAATCTTTAAGTTTGTCGTCTATTTCAACTAAGGAATTTCTTCCCTTACCTAAATTCATAAAATCATTTTGACCAAATAAATGTTCCTCAAGTAACAAATTTAAGTCATCTTTATTAAAAGATTCGGGTGTTACCTCACCCCCCGCAGGTGCTTCACCTCCAGCTGGTGGTTCTTCACCCATTGGTGGGATTCCTCCCATATCAGGTGCTCCTCCACCTTCAGGTGCTCCTCCACCTTCAGCAGGTTTTTCACCATCTTTTTTACCATACAATTTATCGATATTATCGAATAAACCTGTAGTGGTAATGACTTCAGCAGTTTTCCCTAATTCGGCAGAGACTGCTCTCTCAACTCTTTGTTGTTGTATATCTAATCTTATTTCTTCATCGGAGAAACCTAAAATATGTTTCTTAGCCCAAGATGCTGATACAGGCGCAACTGAATTTGGTATTTCAGCAACCGCATCTTTATAAAGAGTTATTTTTTCTTTCCAAACTTCAATACCTAATAAATCAGATTGTTTAGATGGGTTAGTTAATGCTAATGTAAAGTTTGTTAATTCATCTTCAAACCCTAATAAGAATAAATGAATGATTGCTATTTTATTTAATTCTGCAATCATAGATTTTTGAATTCTGTTGATTGTTCTTGCAAAACGAATATCTAATAATGATAAGTTTTTACCATCACCAACAGCTTCTTCAAAACCTAAATAAGCCTTAGGAATTCTTAAAGCGGTTACAAGTTTCTTTTGGATATATTCAATATCTGCAATTTCCGCTAAGTTTGTTCCACCCGGTAAAGTTTCTATTGGGTTTGTTGCTGCTGGGTCACGGACAGGTATAAAGAAGTCTTGGTCAACTGCCAATTGATTATACCTCATATCAACATTACCTGTTGCCGGGTCAGAAATTTGGTCTCTTTTAAATTTACTAGCAACCCTTTGTACGTAAGCATCAACGTCTTTATCATCCATGTTACCGACGAATACTTTAAATACTCTTCTTTCAGGAGCTCTTGATACTCGGTAGATTAACATCGCATCTTCAGATAATAAAAGTTGTTTCCAAATACGACGTGCCTTTTCTAACATAGAAGTACCATAAGGGAGTTTTCTATCATCACCTAAAATTCTAAAGTGACCAATCTCCCATGTGTTAAATTCCATATTCTTTTCTTTCCAAGTAAACTTCAAAGCATCGTTCTCCATTTCTTGTGAATACTTATCAGGTTGGAACCTCATCCCTTTTTCTAATCTTTCGATTTGAATGTTTGGTAATTGTTGACAACCAACAATACCCTTTTCAGGGTCTAATTTTAAATAAACAAAGTTGTCACCAAACTTACATGTGTTTCTTGTCCACATAGGTAAATTGGTGTTAATATCTAATCTATTATTAAATAAGTCGGCAAGAACTGATTTTATTCTTTTTGATTCAGAATAAATTTGTAACATATAACCATCTTTGTCAGGTGTTGTTGACTCCTCGCCATAGATGTCTAATGCTGCCGAAATTTCAGGTGTGTACTCCATAGACTCATAATCATAATATGATGCCATACGAGTTGGTTCATAATAAACCGCTTGGGTATATAAATTACTCTCAACCTTTTGCCATTGTTTACCAATGTACATGGTTTGTTGAGCCTGTAGTTTTTCTTTTTCAAACTCAGTTTTATCTGTAGTTTTTAATAATTCTTTTTTATCAAACTTAAAAACGGGGGCTTGTTGGTCTAAAGTCGCATTAGGACCAAAAACCTTACCCAATCTTTGCCATACCGTATATTTTTGTTCTGCCATAATATTTTTATTTAAATGATAAGTTGATAAAAGTTAAATTAAACTCTTTTACCCCCGAATAACCATAAATAGTTTTCATAATCATTCTTTGTTGTTTGATAACTTCCCGACCTATATTGATTATAAATATCCACAGGTATTCCCGGATTAAAATTTGAGGATGAATCTTTAAAATCTCTCTTTTCTGTGGTCCAAGATTCAATCATTGCTTTTGCTTGCTCTGTCGCCTTTTCTAATTTAGCAAATGAAGATTCCCCAACATAAATGGCCATAGCCATAGCCATAATTAAATCATCGTGTTGACCCTTTTGGTGGTCAGGTCTTCCATTCACATATACAAACGTATTAAGTTCATTAAACAACCTTTGTGACCTAATAATAAACCCAAATCTTAGAGCCTCTTCAAACGCCTGAACAATTAAGACCCTTTTTGAATTAAAGTTAATTCCGGGTATTTTATCATTTTGTTTTGGGTCCCATTTCCATTTATCTGCAGGATTAATCCCATCGACATATAGGTTTTTATATCCTAGTTCTTGAAGTTTACGAGATGTTGCAACACCCATACCACCAGTGATATCGGTTACAATAAATGCATTATACATAGTTGCCCATTTAAAGGCTATTTCAGCAACCACATCAGGAGGTACTTTTCCAATATATTCTAATACTTGTTCTCTATCATCAAAATCAATAATTGTAAAAGTTGTAAAGTCTTCACTATCACCACGAGATACATCAATACCCATAATATATTTATGACCGGCAATTGGTTCTTTCCATTGCCACAAAGCACCACCCATAAATTTGTTTTCAGGTTCTTTGATAAAATTTTCTTTGATTTTTTTCATGGTTTCGGGTGGAACTACATTATCCCCCGAACCTAAAAAGTTACACTCTAACTCTTGTGATATTTTACGCTTATCAAATTTTAATTTTTTTGACATTGCTTCAAACCACGATGAATAGGGTTTATAACCACTTTCAACTTTTTGTTTTATTTCTTCAAAATCTCTATCGGTAACTTTAATATCTGTATAATCTATGATTAATTCATCATCTTTATAATCACCCCTATTTAACATGTAGTGGATTATATCATCAACCTTTACTAGTTTTAAATCTTTTGAATAACGAGGGTCACGAAACCAATACATTTCTGTAATTCTAAAGTCATTCATTCCTTTAATTGCCTGACTGTATATTGAATAATAAATCGGGTCGAATCCGTTTGGTGTTGAAATTACAATAACTTTACCCCCTGTTGAAAGGGATGCCATACATGCGGACCAGAAATCTTCATCCGCATCGATGTATGCGGCCTCATCGAAAATAAGAATAGTAGGTGTATACCCACGAAGTGCATCTTTTGATGTGGCAACAGCTTTAACCTCACAACCATTAGTTAATTTGAAGTGTCTTGCTGCGTTTTTTTCAGGGGAAAACCCCACACCCAACCAATTAGGCCATTGTTCTACAAATGCACGAACTTTGTTTGCCATCTCAACGGCAGTATCAAGTTTGTTTGCAATTATTAGTATTTTTTCTGGTTTTGATTTTTTAGCAAAAACTAATCGTTTTGAAGCCCAAGCGGATGTAACCGTAGATACACCAGCTTGACGATACTTTAATGCAATATTTTCTTCGCAAGTATCATAATCTTTAACCAAAGTTACTTGGTCATTAAATAATTCTAACGGTACGTATTTGGATTGTGTATTATCGTAGGTTTGTAAATATGTTCTTAGTGCGTATGGTGTATCATGAGCACATTTAGCATATTCCAGTAGTATTTGTTCTTTTGAAAGAGACATTCATTATTTGTTTCTTCTAATGTAATTTAGTAATTCACTTTTTGTAGTGTGAGGAGGTAAATGATTTTCAATAATTTTTAGAATACTTTCTTCTAATTTTTCTACTTCATTTTTTTCCTCAACCTTTTTAGGTAATCCTTTGTGTTTTGTTGATGCGAAATCCTCAAGTTCTTTTTTAGACATTTCTTTTGCCATTTTTTGAACTTGTTTAGTTACTTTCGATTTAGGAGTATCTCCTCTTTTAACTGAAAGAGCCAATCCCATAATTTTTTGTTGTTGTTTCGAAACCGCCTTTTCTTGTATATTAGATTCCGCAGGCATCCCATCAGGACCTTGTTTTTGAATCGGGTCTTGGTCGTCCTCACCTTTATTTACGTCAGCAACATCTTCTTGTTCTCCCTCAGTAAACTCACCTTCATCAGTTGTTGTAATGACGGTCTTACCAGCATTATTTGAAACTGTTGCGGTACCGATTGCGGTTTTTGCACCTGCGGGAAGCTCAATAA